TGCTTGCTTACCAGCCTGTTTCCGGACGACCGCCAAAATCCATGTGCGTCTATCTGCCATTGGGCGCGTGTGTATTCCTGTTTGCTTTTTGTTACCGGCACGTCAGCATATGCCGTGCTGGTATCGCTGGGAAGTTTTCGGAATAACAGTATATATTCAGGGCACCCTACGCCCATCTTCGTACCGTCTTTGCATTGTTCAGTCCACCCAAGCCTGTACGTCTGATTGTTTTCGCGCACCACGTCAGTAACCACCGTAATCATGCCCATGTATTGAAATCCGTGCCGCATATAATGCTCGATGCACAGCGCGTGGAACGGCTCAATCGTGGGCATCCCCGTGCCCGTCGCGTTGCCGAACAACACCCTGTCCTTGACATGACAACAGAAAACGCGACCAGGCCGCAACACACGCATAAGATGTGGAGATAAATAGTCCATTTGTTCCATAAACCGCCGCGTGTCCTCATTGTGCCCAAAATCGTTATAGCTTGCTGTGTACTCATAGTGATTGCTGAATGGTATTGACGTCACAATCAAATCAACGCTGTTTTCCGCCATGTTCGCTGTTTCCAAAACGCAATCATTGTTTATTGCCTTGAAATGATTCCCTTTTACTTCCACACGTTTCACCCCCATTGTTCGCGCCAGTTTCTCCGCAATAGATGTGCTGGACAGCCCATATTTTTTAACAATCGCAACCATCTTTTCTACCATGCGGTTGTGCTGTTCCCATTTCTGTAACAGCACTTCCAATATGCGTTTCTCGCTTTCGGTGTAAATAATGTCGATGATGACCCGCTCTGTTTGTAAAAACCGATATATCCGGTGTATCGCCTGTATGAAATCGTTAAACTCATAGTCGATACCCACAAAGATAGCGCGGTGGCAATAACGCTGGAAGTTGCAGCCGCTCCCTGACAACTCTTTCTTTGTGGCAAACAGGCGTATACGGCCCTCTGAGAAGTCAATCACGCGCTGTTCGCGAATATCAATATCTTGCGAGCCGAAAATGTCAACAACTTCCGGCAGCACTCGTTTTATCTCGGCCCGCTCCGCTTCAAGGTCGTGCCAGAGTATAAAATGCGCTTCATTGTCCTGTGCGACAATTTCTGCCGCTTTTGCTACCCGCTGTTTAATGCTCTCGCGCTTTTCTTTTGCCGCATCTTTCAGCCCAGCCGCCGCGTCGCGTATCAACTTTATTTGACCATGTTTGTCCGCCCCGGCCGTCGTGTGATCTACGGGTATCTCGTGGTACCTCACTTCCAGCGGCGGCAAATTGTACCCCGCATCGTCATAGCCCAAATCTGATGGTTTTGTGATGAACAATGCCCACGACGATACCCACAGCCAAAACTCATCTTCTTTGTGCGGATACAGCGTTAAATTATTAGCTTTTGTGCTGTCCCTTTGGAAAAATCGCGTCAGAGCTTGGCCCGTGTCCATCACCTCCAGATATCCGGCGTAATGTATCAGTTCTTTGTATCTGTTAGGCGACGGCGTGGCCGTAGCAACCAGCTTGTAAGGCACGCCCTTAAACAACGGCAGGAACGTTTGATATGTTTTGCTGCCGAACGACCGGAGCACAGACGCTTCATCTAGCGACGTTACCGTAAAGTAGGAAGGATCTATGTTTCCATCCCGCACACGTTCATAGTTGGTGATAACAATGTCTGTTTTTGCAGCGCGTACTTCTTCCATGTTGCGCACATATTCCGGCGCTTTTTCCCATCCAAGTAACTGAACCGCGTCACGTGAAAACTCCTGCTTTACGCCTAAAGGTAGCACGATTAGACCTTTCCCGCCCTCGTGTTTAATCACAATCCGGCAAAATTCCAACTCTTGTACTGTCTTCCCAAGCCCGAACGATTCAAACAGGGCGCGCCTGCCGCCTTTCACAGCCCACACAACAGCATCTCTCTGGTGCGGTTTCAAAACAGGATTTACTTCGGAAGGATTTATCTCAAATCCGCTGTCCGGCGCTATGTCAATCTTTGTCCTTAAAAAATCCATGTATTCCTTCATGTTCTGCCCTCCTATATTTGTTCCACGTCCCGCATCCGGTAGTTGCGCCCCGGCTTGCGCAGAATGTCCAGCGCAAACCGTCCGCATTTCTGCTTTATCCGGGACCCCAGCGCCTCGTCTATGTCGCATACCTCCATCAGTGACCGCTCGGACGTGATAATCGTTATGGCGTTCCTCACCAGCCGCATATTCAAAACTTCGAACGTGTGCTTGATTTCTGCCGCTGTCGGTCTGATTATCTCGCCCTTGTCGTTCTTAACAGGCTTGAAGAAATCGTCCAGATACAGCACGTCTGCGGTTCCGTACTCCCTCACGATGTCGTAATAGTCCTCGTCGTTTTGGCTGGCTATCAGCATATTAATAAGCTCCCTGTGCGTCATGTACCGCGTCGGGTATCCTTTGGCCAAAAGCTCGCCGCATACCGCCGTTCCGAGATGCGTTTTGCCGCAGCCGGGCTGACCGGAGATATAAAGCCATTTTGAATCTTCCTGCGCCAGGAACGACTTGCACTTGTCCAGCATTTTTTTCTGCCAGTCCTCGGTTGCGTTGAACGTGTCGAACCGCATAGTTTCCAAACTGTCTGCAAGCCCTGACCGTTCCAGCCGCAGGCGCGACGCTTCTTCGGCGCGTTTTCTGTCGCGTTCTCCCATCTCTCGCTTTGTGTATTCGGCTAGACGCTGTTCGTACGCTTCAACTCCGTATTTTGCGATATAGGCTTTTGCGCGTTCTGCGGCGGCTTTCAGCCCTTCGGTTATGTCGCCAGGCATGGTCGCCAGTATATCGAGTATGCTTGTCATTTCGTCGCTCATATGACTTCAGTTACCCCCTTGTACTTGGATTGTTCCGGCAGCTTTGTCGTTTGCGGCGAAGCACGGCTCTTGATTTTGTCCCAAATGATGCCTTTCCAGTTGTTCGCCATGCACTCGTTTATGAGCGCAATAACGTCGGCTTCGCTATGCTGTTTCAGTTTGTTCTCAACCTCGCTCAAAAACGATTTAAGGCCCATTGGCTTGTACGATTCCCGACGCTCTGCCTTGTACTTGAGCCATTCGGTCAGCTTGTCCTGCATTATCGGAGAGAAAGAACGGCCAGCGAAAATGTCCCCCTCGCGCGTACGCGCGTTTTGGGTTTTATTATTCTTATCCGTATCCTTATCTGTATCTGTATCCTTATCCTTATCCTTATCCGTATCGGTATTTTTCGTATCATTCGCGGATACGGAATTATACGGTCGTATACCAACCGATACGGTCGTATCATTATCCCAGCGCTTTTGTATATTCTGCCGGTTCTTTTCGCATATCGTATTGTACGATTCTCTGTTCCGGTCAAGCTGTTGCCGGATAAAAACAAATACTGCGTTGAGTAATCCGTCAAGGCTGTATTCTTGCCCTGTTTCGTGCGCAAAGATAGCCTTTATCAGTTGCCCAGCCTGTTCGTCTGATAAGTTGTCGAATATTTCTGCGTAATCTGTAAATAGCTTAAAACTGTTCTTGCCCATCTCTTACTCCGCCTCTTTCCGCATCTGTCCAACGCGCCCCATCAAGAACTGGTCGATGATGTAATTAAGCCCGTCCTGCATACTCGTAATACCTTTTCGTTTTAAAGCCAGTTGCAACCGCCTTTTCTTGCGTTCCGACAGTCTGCATGATACTCTGCACTTCAAACGGTGACGGTCGGCTCTACGCGCCTCCTGTGGCGTCTCTGGCGATATGAGTTTTTCGGCTTCTTCGATGAGCCGCACAGCGTAAAGTTCCGGCCGCTTAACTTTAGAGTGCAGAAACTTGTCGTACTTCGGATAGTGTTCACGGATTATCTTGACAATCTCTCTGTCTTGCATCTGATACCTCCCACTCTCGGTAAAGAGAAAACCAGTCTTTTGCGTCCATTGTGATTTTCCACGGCTCGTTGTTCCGACGATGCGCGACTATCGGTATCAGTCCTTTCGCGTCACGACGGGCTTGTATCATGGCGTCCTCGATATTCAGCCGTTCCACGCGCTTGACCTCGATATGGATTCCCGGAAGCCCTACAACGTCAGCGTCACCGTTTACCCCGCAGTATTGTTGACCGCGCCGTGTATCGTAACCGTGTTCTCGGCAAAGTCGGCTGAACTCCAACTCGCCGCGTTTGCCTTTCTGTCGGCTATTCACCAGCAGTCCTCCGCTTCGCTTCTTGCTTTAATTTTTCAATTGCGTATTTCCAAGCGCAGTCATCACAGATTATCATGTCGTCGATTTCGTAGTATTCCTCTCCGTCGTAGATAGCGCAACCACTATATTCACAGCGCATTACAACTTTTGGCGGTGATACATCTCCGTGGAACCTGTTAGATGCAGAGCTATTAGAATAACGCTCCTGTGTCATTTACCCCATTCCTCCTTATAGCGCGCCAGTTCTGCTGGCGTAGCGGTTTCGATTCCCAATTCCTTGGCTTCGCTGACGATACCGTCTATAAGCCGCGACATTTGCGCACTGTCAAACGTGCTTGAACCGTAGTAAAGCTGGAGTTGAACGCCTTCTTTTCCTCTTATCTCGACGTTTCCGACTTCGTATGCGTAGATGTGCCCTGCTTTCAATGTGGCCTTGACCTTCTCCACGGCTTCAGGCTTGACAATCATGTACGTATAAGCCTTGCTGTACCGCTGGAGCATCAGCTCGTACACTTCGTCGTTGGATATGTTAAGCTTCTCCGCGATTTTCCCGATAAGCACCCAACAATATGCGTTGGCGTTAAGGCTACGCTTCGGGCGTTGCTGTTTGATTTCGCACACCACCGGATATTTCGCGTTCGATACTTCTTCAATCGCTTTTGCGGCTTTCTCGCGGCTTTTCACCGGCACAATCAGCACGGATTCATACGGAGATAGCTTCAGCTCGCCAGCGACATCAAGCGTCATCTTATACTCCTGCGAAAATTGATTTCTTCGGCCCTGCGCGCGTCTTCCCAAAACTGTTCTCTGGACTTGTAGAACGGGCAATCTTTTCCTTTGCACGTTTTGTAAGTTGTAGCTACGCAGTATTCGCGCCCGCGGCGCTCAGATGCCGCAAAACATGTCTTTTCGCATTTCATTTACTTCACCCACCTGTTATAAATTCTTTTTTCGTCCGGAAAGCCCGGATAATGCTTGTCCAGATACGCCATGACGATTTCGCCTATTTCCTTGCGCCTTGTACCTTGGTCATACTCCAGGTGGCACTCCGGACACAGCGTCACGATGTTTTCCTCGATGCCTAAGCCGCCGAGCGACCTAGGTATATAGTGCGCGTTTGGTATCCCCGGGCGGAAGCACACGACACACAATCCTCCGTCACGTTCATGCACCGCCCGTTTGACTTTCGGCGGTATATCACACGCCTTGCTTCGTCTGCTTTTTGCCATACTCGCGGTTGTACCACGCTGCCATCTTCCGCAATTCAGAAGGTTCGGCAAGGAAAAGCTGTTTGCCTTTGACCTCGAAAAACTTGTCCTGTACCTGTTGGGGCATGAACCCGTATTTCAAGGCTGTGTCGAACAGGGTTTTCTGTGCTTCTTCAAACTCACCGCTTTTTTGCTTTTTCTCGGCTTCTGCCTGTATGGTGTATTTCGATGTGTCGTTCTCCCAATAGACATCTGCGCCTATGCCGAGCAATTGACACGCCTTGCCAAACGCATCGGTGACAGCCATCTTGTACCCCTCGTCCGATACTTTGATGTAGCCCTTGGCGGTTTTGTACGCTAATTTATTACCTCCGGTGCCGACAATCGGCTTTGACCATTCCCCTTCATGTTTGATGAACAGACTGACCAACGCAAATGCCATAATGGTTTCTTCGTCAACCTTGTCCAACCACAACTTGTCGATTGAGTAGTACCAGCCGATACCGCAAGGCCCAAACTGTTCTGTCAGCGCTTTTATGCGCCACATCGTATTAATGTCTGTGCCCTTAAAATTGCCGTTATCAAAGTCTTTGAGCGCTTCTTTCGGCGGCTTTCTGAATTTGTTGTAAAGGTCAAGATTCCCCATTTTCAATACCCCCACTATTAGCGGTTTTCGGCGCAAACGGCGCTATCGCTTCAGCCATTACAGGATGGATTTCGCCAGCCATCATCTTTTCCTTCAACTCATGCAATGTGAGCCATGCTTGAAGGTATCTTGTTGGTGCCTTAGTACCTGGCTCCACCAGCATTTTCATAACTGTGCTTATTGCTTTAACTTTTTCATGGTCGTATGACACTTCAATTCCTCCCAAAAAACAACGCGATACTCAATCCAAACAGTCCGGCAGCAAATGCCCATAAAACACCTATCATTTTCTTTTCCTCCAGATGCCGCCCTCCGCGACAGCGCAGAGAGCGATTATTCCGAGCAGTACAGCTACTGCGAAGATGACCAGTTGGAGCGTACCTCTAATGAGTTCCATGGCTTCTCCTTTCTGCGGGATTCGGATAATGGTTGGTGCCGATAGTCAAAACCCAAAACCACTCTATCGGCTGGACGTTGCGCACCGTCCGGTTTTGAGGATAATGGCCTTTTCTCATCATCACTCGGCCTTTGGCGGGGCTTGTCCGGCTCGTGCGCCTTCATTCTCCATATTGGCGGCCTCCCACCGCCTCGGGCGTTAACCGCCACGCCTAGTCATCCGAAGAAAGCGAAATCCCCTCTTTCGAGGTGGTGGGGAGCGCCGGATTGGCTACCGGCTACATCCTACGTCGCATTCGCGATTTCACACGCAGACCCCCCACGTGCGCCGCTGTTACACGGCGCTGTCCACACGACTAATGCAAAGTGCTTGTGTTGATGCCCCAAGCTAGGCAAGATAGACTAATCGCACATCGCCTGATACATCGCATCGTCAAAACCCATATTGTATGCCCTGATCAGTGCGCCCACGTTGCCGGATTCCTGCGCCAATGCGCAAAACTCATCATCCGCTGTCGCAAGTGCACCATCATCACCGCGTTCATATGCCATCCAGCCTAATTGATATGCGGTTTGCTCGTTGGCTCGTTTGGTTTCGCTTATTACTCCTGTCATTGGTACGCCCTCCGAATTGTTTTTATCTTCACGCCCCTCGGCGTTATTTCCGGTTGCCGAGTGCCGCCCCAAGCTGAACACTCGGCCACATAAGGAGGAGGATATTAACGAGAAAGATTACTGTGGGTGTCCGTTATCATGGCACAACTCCTTAGGTAAAGAAAATGTTCATGTCCGTTTCGGGGAAAGCCTTCTTTATTTTTTTAAGTACGCTTACGCTTGGTTGTCTGTATCCATATTCAAGCTTCACGCAAAGCGAAATTGATATTTTCAATAACTCCGCCATATCTTGGCGCGTTAACCCGTATTTTTCTCTTAGCTGCTTAATTATTGTCACCATCTTCACCTCTTGGGCATATTATACAACACATTTAGTGATACGTCAACAGTCAATTTCACTTTATGTATAGTTTATTTACAGTTAACATATAGTTTACTATCAACGCTTCTATCATAAATGAAGTAAGCCCCCCGACCAAACAATGGCCGAGGGGTTACTTGATATCATTTCATTTATATCTCCTATCAGTCGGTTTGGGCGTATCTTTTGGTATTAGCCAATCGCGGCCCATTTTAATCGCTTGCGGGAGCTTGCCGCGTGCAATCCATGCTAATACTGTTTTGCGGGATACTCCCCATTTGACGGCTGCTTGTTGTGTTGTGTAAGCCTCCTCGATAACTACGCTTTTTCTAACTGCTGTCCGATATTCTTTCGTGTCAAAAAATCTGATCTTGCCTGCGATAGGGTTGTAACAGGCTTTTTTGCGCAGTCCATCGTCTGGAGCACCTGGTGTTGTCCAGTGCGGCGTAATTTGAGCCACAATAATATCACCATCAATTGGGTCTATATAATCTAGCCCCCACTTATCAGGCTGTTCGCCAGCCTCGATGAGAAGTCTGTCAATAGTCGCAGCATGTTTCTCGGCCATATACGCACCGTTTTGAGTTAACTTGTTATACTTCATGGTATCCTCCTTGTTTTTGTGATAATGGTGGCCGACACACGGCCATGTGATGTTAATCCCAAAGATGTTGCTCACAATGCGCTTTCCACTCGGCCTCCATGTCCACGATTGCCTGCTTGTAGTCGCCGCCCGCCGCGATAATCTCCATCGCCTTTTTGCCGGCTGATGACTTTGCGTAATGATTAGACATCCAGTAACCCTCAGCCTTGAGATACGCCGCTGCCGCCGGGTATTTGGCCCTGAGCGCATCCGTGTCGATTGGCACAAACGTGTGGATTCTCGGAGCGCCCATCTCAATGTCCTTGCGCTGACGCTCATAGTTGCGCTCGTTCTCGGCAATCGCGGCCCTCAGTTCTTCTAGCCCCGGCACGTTGCGCCGGAACTCCTCAGCCTTGCGCTCCGCCTCAGCCTTTTCGGCTGCCGCCCTTGCTCTCAGCTCAGCCAGTATCTCGGCTTTGTGGGCTTTGATCTCGGCACCGTATTTCGCAGCGTCCTGCTTGCTGATAACCAGCCCGATTGTCCCATCGCCGTTGTCCCGGATTTTGAACTTCTCAATCATTTCGTTAATCGTCATTTTTCATTTCCTCCTCGCTTATCTTAATTGTATTGTAGCACATATGCTGCAATATGTCAACACCTTTTTGCGAAAATTTTTAAAAATTTTTCCGGTAAAATAAAAATAAGCCCCGGAATAACTCCGAGGCTTACTCTTATGAACCCTGTCGGGAGAGTGCAACCGGCAGAGTTCCTCGCATTACGCTTTCCCT